GCTATCTCTGTGCGTTGCGTCCTGTGCAAACCACAACTCTAAAAATTTGTATGAAAGCAAGTCAACAAGAAGTTCTTCAGAATCTGCTGGATAAATAGCATCAAGTAACGCTGTCTCTGTAGCATACGTAGAATCGTTTATATATTCTCGTAGATTCTCAAGAATATCCGTTTTAAGGAGCTTAATTGCTTTACCCAGTATTAGGTTATCCTTCTCCGATAGATTGAGCGTTGTAGTGCCCGTAGTGACGTTAACTCCACTAAACGTAAGCTCTTCTAGTGCATCTATATTATCTCTTGTAAGGGTAAGGTCACTAAACGCCATAATCTTTATTTATTTCTTTTTTGTTGTTCATGTTTAACCCTGTTCCATTCGCCATACCATTTGGTAAGCATATATCCTAGAGTAGCCAAACCGATAAGTAAAGATACCCCAGCTGATACCTGATTTAAGGTTACGCTAGAAAGCAATCCTATAGTTCCTATAACTGCTTTATAATCCATTATCTCATCTATATTTATCATTTGACTGTTCATGAGCGTATAAAAAAAGGGAAGGGTTGTACCTTAGTACAACCACTATCCCTAATTTGTTTTTAGCTACAAGGATTATCCTTTAGCTTCGTTACCTCGAATGAATCTACCACCTAAGTCTGGTCGGAATACTTTGACTCCGTATAACATCTCGATTAAGATGTCAGCACCAGATTTGGTTTCTTCTACAGTCAACGTGTAGTTTACGTTGTTCATAGACTCGAAACCAGCAGCACGTCTTACGCCTGAACCAGAGCCACTGTCAACAGATGGCATTACGGCAGTTACAAGAGCAAGTGCAGATGGATCGTAGAAGAACTGCTCACGACCAGTGTCACCAGAAGCAATATCAACAGGGTTGATAGTAGCGTTATCAGCAACAGCTTTACGTAGAGGTTCTTTCAAGGTTAGAACAGTTCCAGTTTGGCTTTCTACAGTGTAGAAGTCATCAGAACCAGATGCAGAACCAAAATATATTACATCTCCTTCGCTAAGAGAAACAGTGGCAGCTGAACCAGAACCGTTGTCGATAGTGATTTCAGTTTGACCTACAGCTTCGTTAGCAGCAACAACCGCATTAGTAACAGTAGCTGCAGTATGGCTAGAACCTTCGTTATCAACATAGAAGTCGAATCCGTAAGCCTGAGCCATAGCACCAGAAAGCTGGATACCGTTGTTTCCACGAGTGTTAGCGTTTTGGAAGATGTTTAGAGTAGTAAGATCTTTTTCTACGAATGGGTCGATAACCATAATCATGTTATCGGTTACGAACTTACGAGAAGCCATAATTCTACGAGCTTCAGCAAGGTCGTTGTCATCCATAACAGTAGCGTCAGTTCCTTTAGAAGAAAAAGCTACTTCGAAAGCCTTACGAGCCTCAACTTTTACGTCTGAGTTGATTTGGTCAATCAAACGGTGTAAGTGAGGTACAAAGTGCTGTTGAACTAAGTCAGGAAGCGCAAATTTCTGGTCAGCTTTGTCGATACTGAAACCAGTGTAGTAGTGCTTATTGATAGTTAAAGTCTCTTCATTAGCGTCTGGAGTATCTAAAGAATAAGATCCAGTGTACGCAGTAGGAGCACCACTTGGCTTTACCGCACGAGTGATGTTAACAGACTTGTTTTTAGAAGCTACTAGACCTTCAATGGAAGCGCCAGCTACGTTAGTAACGGCTTCGGATACCATTGGTCGGTTAGGATATTGGTTAGCTAGAGCTACCTCTACCCATGCTTCTGGTTCATATATTGAGAAATTGCTATTAATTGCCATATCTAATAAAAGTTAAATTAAATGTAAGTTTTGATTTAGCTTTTGGGTCGCTGTGACCTAGATATAGACAATTAAGGTGTTGCCGAACCATAATAAGATGGATTTATTGTTCCGCCCAACCGCCAGCGGCTCGTGAGGCAGCGAATAGCTCCTCAGCCTTCTGTCGATCTGCTGGATTAGCCGAACGTACAAGTTTCTGAAACTCTGCACGACTAGGTCTTTCACTAGCTGGAGTACCACCAGTTGCTCCGCCAGCGCCCACTTTCTTGGGCTTTGCAAATTGTTTAGCAAACTCAACGAGTGAATTAGCTACTGATTTTCTGTTGCCTTGAGCGTCTAGGTCAGGAACACCGTCTTTGACGGCATAAAACTGCCCATTAGACTCTTCAATTTCATATTCATTATAGAACAGTTGCTCTATGTAGTCTTGCTTTAGTGTAAGCTCGTTATCCTGCTGTAAAGCACTAAACGCACTACCAAACTCAGAGTCTATTCTGTTTTGCATTTGAGTCATCATTAACTGCTCTTTTGCAGATTCAGCCTCTTGCTGATATTGCTGTAAGAGTTCTCGTAACTTCTCTGCTTCCCCTTTATCCTCTTGCTTAGGCTGTAAGGTTTGCTGTATACGAGAAAATGCGTCTTCTAGTGACTCAAAGTTATCCCCCAATAATTCAGAGAACTTACCAACAACGTCTTTTTCGACCTTGTTTTTACCCTCGTTATACGCACCTCGAAAGAATTTATCTTTGTCAAATGCGGGTTCAGTTGCGGGTTGTTGTTCAGTGTTTTGTGAGGTTGACTCCTCTAGTGTTGAATCAGGAGCTTCAACTTGCTCTATGTTTTCTGTGCTCATAATGTAATTATAAGTTAATTATTGCTCGCTATTAGATTAAATACCAACTTGTGCTTGGCGTTGAAGTTCTTCGGGTGGTAATATATCCACCAAATTTCTTAGGTCAGAGGTTGTTTTGGGCATGCCATACTCATCAAAGTACTCCATAACCTCTTCAATATCTTCTTGAGGCATAGAGCGCTTTCGCATGTATTCTGTAGTAAGTTTCTTGAGTAGAGGAAGGCTGAGTGCGTGGTACTGCATACCCTCTGTAATGTCAGAGAATATCTCATCGGCACTAGACAGGTCATAATGCTTGCTATACGTAATCATGTAGTCTTCGTATGCTTCATCTCTAACCTTAGCCATTCTGCGTATAACTTGCGTCTCTATACTTTCCATATCCATAGCGGTTGCCGCCAATAAACCTTGCTCTTCTACGTTATCGAATCTCTTAGCAGATCCAGATACGTTTGATTTAACAACGGATTTGTCTCTTACTTGAGCCAATAAAAATATCATAGACATAAGGTCGCTGAATATTACGTCTCTAAGATGCTGAAGACCCTGCATATCTGCTTGATATAGCATGTTGCTAGGTATTTGCTGGTCATCAGGAATGATAATAGCCATACCTACACCCTCTTTAATCGTCTTAGAGTCGTACTTGTCATCGTCTGCGACACCTGCAAGGCTACGAACAATACTATCTGTAAGAACAGGTATTGGGTGACCAAACAGCTCGGATCCTTTCTTTAGGTCATAAAACAACTCAGAAACCGCTAGGTACATTCCCTTCAATGAATAACGTCTAGGCTTGCCAACCACAAAAGAGCTGTTAGCATCGGTTTGACCTTTTAATAACGTAGCTGGAACCTCTCCAAACGGGTTTGGTATGTCTAATACCTTTTCTTTTTTACCGTTGGTTTCCTCATACACACAAATGTATTCAGGGGTGTATGCCATCCACTTGTACTTCTTAATATTATTTATGTCATAGTACATCTGTCTAGTAACGAGCAACGTTAGCATGCCCTGTTGCATCTGGAAGTTCCATATCTCGTGAGGTCTTACTACGTAGTTATACGGAACCACCTTGCCATCTTCATCGGTAATAGGATTTCCATCTACATCCATCATAAGGTCGGTAACAATGGCTCCGAATCCAAGAACCTCTTTTACGAAGAGAACCTTGTCTCGGTAAAACTCGGTAATGGAGCATCCAGCGTCATCAAAGTTAGATTCTTTCCACTTCCAGAAGCTCTTTCCTTCTGGATACAATCTGTTTACGTTGTTTTCGTCATAAATACGCTGTTGTGCGCTCAAAAACTTTTGCTCCAATGGAAACAGCTTCATTCTGCCTAGTCTTTCTCTGTACTCGTCATCAGACTCTATGCTTGACTGATCAATAATATACGACTTGTCTGAAAATACGGTGCTAGAAATGGCTGTGTACTCGTCATACTCCGCCTGAAACCAGCTGTTCATTATCTTTGCTCTGTCTAAAACGACACTGTAATAAGGATGCCTCGTCTCCTTTGTTATAATGTCTTCAACTACTTCTTTTGATACAGAGTAAAGTCTTGAGGTGTCTATCATTTTCTTGAGTATTGTAGTGCTATGGCTATTGCCTGTTGACGAGTGTAGCCTTCTTTTATGAGTTGGCGAATGTTTTTAGAAATAGTATCTGCAGACGAACCACGTTTTAAAGGCATATGTAATCACCACTTAACTTTATCAGCCCAATAAGCAGCAGACATCTTACCTTTAGCTATGTTTTTTGCGTGTCTAGCCTTAAAAGATTTGCGTCTAGCTTTTTGAGACTCTGTTTTTGGTGATTTACCAGCTCCACTCACTCCTTGCTGACCAAAACGTATCGTCTTTATTTTGTTGCCCTCCTTGGCTACAACAACATGAGACTTAGTTGGGTGATTGGGTGTACGCTTGGGTTTGTTGTACCCAGACACACCTGCTCGTTCCAATCTTGAGTCTTTTTTACGTTTCATGGTTACGAAAATAGCTATCATTTATGGTTTGATTCAATACTAAAGTTATTTATATTAGATCCATGAAATGGATAGAAGTAACAATAAAGCCAGAGACCCAAAAGAAGTGTATTGACTTTGTTGAGGCTGTGTATAGAACCAACAAAAACAGGTATAAGGGTCGTGGTCAGCTTGATATTGCTAAGATAAAGAAAGATATATACAGGGGAAAGATCGCTGAATACGCTGTTTACGAGCACTATAAACATAAACTAAAGTTTGAACACGTAACGGAACCAGACATATCTGTTTATTCTACATCTAAAAAGTCTTATGAAGCTGATATTGTTGCTGTACATAATTCTGTAGAGTACAAGATGCACATTAAGTCTCAGCACATATATCAGGCTGAAAATTTTGAGCTGTCTTGGAGCTTCCAAAAGAATGATCCGCTAGTTTTTAACCCTTTGCCAACAGACTATATTGTCGCTTGCCTATTATTATCAGATAAAAGGGTTATTATTTACCATCCTATTAAGGCTAGACACGTAGTAAAAAAGTATAAAAAACCTAAATTGGCAAGGTTACAACACACAAAAGTAGTTTTATACGGAAGGGATATTGGTATTGAATTTTAGCGTAATTCAGCCATAAGTTTGACGCAATTATGGCTATCGCAACACATACATTGGTGATGCGTTCCCCTTCTCATTACGCCAAATAGCGTAATCTGTCGCATCCGACATGTGACCCCTGTCTCCATTATCTATTTTTAAGCCTTTATCGTTCACTATGGAGTACATGTAGTCTTTTATGACGTTTTCACACCTCGTATTGACTAAAAGCCTGCGCTCACCATTGGTTCCAGCGTATATAACGTTATTTACCTTGTCTACACGTATCTTTCGCTTAGGGTTTTGTACGTCTAGCTCGTTTTTATAAGCAATATCGTTCTCATCAAACACTTCACGCACGTAATCCCAGTCATTCTTGCCTACACGACCATAATTACCACTTTTCTGGTTAGATGTGTTGTCTCCAGACAATAAAACCTTCCAAATACCCCATTTTTGCAGTAAAGCTACTGCTTTTTGCGCTTGCTCGGTTGTGAGCGCCTCTTTGGAGAAGATTTCATCAAATATAATATACTGTTTAAGCCCATTTCTTGCTTTTTTGACCTGTAAGAGCGCCCAGCAATGTGGGCTACGGTTAAAATCAGCACATAGCCAAACAGGAAGGTTGCTATCATAATCGTCTGTTGTGAGATTTCCGTCAGGGTAGTGATTATATCCATCAAAGTGTTTGTATGCTTTACGTTCAGGGTCATCGGTTTCCTCGCTCATCTCGTATCCGAGCTTATAAGACAAGAAATCCATCGCTTCCTCTTGTAGTAAACGTTGTTTACTGTGGTTTGTTTCCCATAAGGGAATTTCCCATATCTTATCAGCCTCTCTCATATACCGAATATTGATTTCATGGCGCTTTCAGGATCTATAAAGAATATAGGAACCGAATCTTCGGCAGCATCCTCAATAATGGATATGGCTCCAGCCTTAAATGGGTGCAACGTATTCATGTCATAGGTCAATATGCTCCAACCATACCTCATACATTTGTCTATCACATAGTCAAGAACAGAGCTTTCTTCGTATGTGTCTAGCACCTCCCATTTCTGAGCCATAAGTTTTGCGTCTATCATATCTAAAAATAGATCCATTTCGTGTTTTATGGCATCTATGTGCTCTTGCTCAACGGCTGCAGAGAAGCGAGCGTACATAACTACTTTAGGTTGTTCCATTCTTCTACCTTATATCCAGTTTTATCTTCTTTTACGGAAATCTGCAACACATTAAAGATTCCAGACTTCATTAAACGACTATTAGCGTCATTGGGATGGTACGGGGTACAAACACTCAAAACAATACCTTTATCATGAACCCTTTTAATCCATGTGTTAGATACCTTGTTCCAAACGGTTTCCCTACGAGCTGTAGAGATACGATCTTCATCGTTGGCAACGTCATCAAGTATCAAAACACCAGCACGTTGACCTGTGGTTTGCGTGAGAACCGCATACGCCTCATACGTTGGGTTACCAGTACGGTTACGGCTCTTAGCAATGATCCGCTGTGTGGAGCCCGTATCGGTTCGGTCTAACTCTATCGGGTTAAAGTTGTGCTCCCTGCACCAGTACTTATAAACTTCGCTATCAAACAAAGACCTTAAAGACAATATCCTTTTAGTAGAGATACCACCGTCTGCTGACACAATCAGTGTTTCTAGCTCGTGCTTTCTCGTAGTAAGGTACGCTGACAATCCAATAGGTACTTGCTGAGACTTGTCTGTGTTGTAAGGAGCTCGTATCAAACCATTCAATCTGGCTTTTTTAGCGTCTGCCTGCTTCTGCCAGTCAAAGATGGCTTTCTGCATGGTCATGTGTATCTCCGCTTGCCTAACTTTGTTACCGTCTTGATCGGCTAAACAATTCTCTATAAACGAGTTTCTAAGCTCTAACGAATCAGGTGGTGGTTCGTGCCCTATCACACTAAACAACGCCTCAGACCAGCTAATCTCTTTGGGCTTATTTGGAGCCATAATGCTCCTTGCACATCTTACACTGCCTTTTACAGCGTTTGTACCCTGCGTTTTGTGAGGTACAATAAAAAAGTTTAGCTAACAATCTCAAAGTCTGCATCCATCGCCTCTATACGTTTAACAACCTCTTTCATCTGCTCCATTTCTAAGAAATCATTAAGAACATGCATCACATTCGTCTTAAAGCTGTTCTTGTACTCAACAATAATGGCTGGCTCATTGTTCATATCCTTCCTAACAGAGTTTAGATCCGTCATAATCTTACTCAGGTCTTTAGGATGAATCTCCGCCAAGTCTGGGTGCGTCTCCAACATCTGGATCACCCTCATCAAGTTGTACTCTACAACAGCACCAATGCTCTGTTTTCGCTCCTCAAGCGTTCCAATCTGTTGAAGCAAGTGTTTATACGACTCAATGTCTTTGATGACTTCTACGTCAAATTTTGAGCCCTCTCTGGCTTGCACAAACTTCTCATTCTGTTTGACCTCTTCCTCGATCTGCGCAAGCTCATTCTTCCAGTTGTAAATGCTCTGTCGAGAGACGTTGTACTTTTCAGCCACTTTAGACACGTTTCCAATCACTTCTATATCGTTAAGGATCTGTATCTTCTCAGAAGCTGTAAATTCAGTTCCAGCCTTCTTTTTTCGCATACTCAATAATGGATTCTATACGGTTCATGATGTAGTTAGGTAGCTTATCAGACATGCTCGGTATCTCAAATAGACACTCCAAAACAAGCTTAATTTGGCTGTTAAAGTCTTCTCTTGACCTAATCGGTTCTTTTTTGTGCCAAGCCATATTGTAGGTGTAATAATGGTGTTTACACTAGCTTAGTGAAAATTCCAACAAAAGGCAAGTGTATGGCACGAAATACTTGACAGGTGTCGTGAAAATTTGATTAAATGCGGAGGGTTGGGTGGTGTATATCTATATTAAGCATTTTTAAGGTGTCTACCCCTGTCTTGGTCTGCCATCAGGTACCGCAAAAAATCTCTTTTGAGGGGTCTGCCTGCCCTCCTGAGGCGTTCGGGCGGTGCGGTCGTGTATTGGGTAGGGGAAAAATTGGCGTGCCTTAGAACGTAAAAATAGGGAGGGCGAAAATCCCTCCCCTTGTCAAGTGTTTACGGTTTTTGGTTGGGTGTTTAGAGTGGGATTGTTGGGTTTATCCACTGCGGTTCCTCACCTTCTATTATCTTCCTGAGTGCTTCGAGCTCACTAACTCGCATTGAATACCTGAGCTCTCTTTCGCTATTGGCTTGCGCTAACTTTCCAAGTCGGGTGCGCTCAATTCCCGATTGGGTCGCAAGCTCCTTAATGCTTACTTCATTAAATACTAGGAAAGCGTTTAGGCTGTTGGGCTTTGGTCTAATCATGTTCTTAAATCTCCTTATCGTTTAGAGCTTGAAGCCACACAATTGCCTGCAATTGATAGGGCTCAATGTATAGGGCGCTCGCTACGGTTCTGAATATCTGCTCTATCTCTTTGTACCGTTTGGCGGTTAGTGACTTTGGCGCTCTCTTAAATAGGGTTCTGAGGATATGGCGGTCTATGGTTACACGTTCGGGCTTCAACATTATGTTCTGCCAAAAGGCGTACGTTTTCAGGCTCTTGGGCTCTATTGTTGCGGTGCCTCCACATATGTTCCATGCTTTTTCCTTGTTCGTGTCGTATGTGCTTACGGTTACGGTTTCGAGTGGCTCGCTTTTCATGTGTGCGCTTATCATGGTATGGGCTTGGGCTTTGTTTACGCTCCATTCTACGGATGGGCTCAGGGCGCTAATAACTTGGGATACGGTGTTCAGTGGGTAGCCTGTTTTGATGCTCACTTCCTTGGCGTATCGGTTGGCGGTTTTATACCACTGCAAGCCCTCGCTTATCGTCTCGGGTGTGGCTCGGTAGTATGCACTGAGTATGTTGTTCAGGGCTTCCCTTCTACGGTAGTAAGATAGACTAAACTCGTAAGGCTTGCCGTTTTTGGTTGCTTTGGTTGGTGTGTTGAATTGTGCTATTGTTTTCATGTTGTTGGT